GATTAGTAGAAAAACATTGTGCTAAAATGAAAACGCTAGCTCCGTTAATAATCGAATCAAACAATATGACTGGTATGATGGAAATAACACCGTATTTAAACGAAAATGTCTAATATATTATGAACATTAGCGTTAACCCTACATACTACTGCAATTTTAGATGCGATTTTTGTTATTTAACACCAGAACAATTATCCGATCGAGCTCTATTATCACTTGATTCACTATCAGAAAAATTAGCAGAAATTATATCTCACACTAATATAGATATGGTAGACATATATGGTGGAGAAATTGGACTGCTGTCAGAATCTTATTGGAATAACTTAATTTCAATACTTTATTCTTATGGTATAGATGATATAAATTTAATAACAAACTTATCAATGTTAAATGTCGTAACAGAAGATGATAGAGTACACACTTCTGTCAGTTATGATTTTGAGGCAAGAGAATCATCCGATAAAGTATGGAGAAATATGGCATTGTTAAACAAACCATTTTCTGTTTTGATGCTAGCGTCGCCATCACTTATTAAGCAAGACGTTGACTATATGGTTAACATGTTTAATACATTAGGTAATTTAATATCGGTGGAAATTAAACCGTACAGCGCAAATCAAGCCAATCAATTACAAGTTTCTTATACAGAGTATGAAGAGTTTGTTAAAAAATGGATTGAAAATAAAAATAAAAAGTTTCAACTAAACAATATACACCTGTTAAATTCAGTAGTAGATGCAAGTCGCAATAGTTTTTCAGATGATCACGTATATATAACACCATCTGGCAACTACGGTGTACTAGAGTTTGATCTAAACGAAAATGAATTTTTTAAAGAATACAAAACATTTAAAGAATATCTCCAATGGTGTAATTTAGAAAAGGTTAGAGTATCAAATAATAAATTTTGTTCAAAATGTGACTACTATGGCAAATGTCTTTCAGAGCATTTACGTGATGTAAAGAATGTAAAAAACAGCTGTAATGGATTTGTAAACCTTATTAAATGGTATGAAGATAAATAATATGGAAGAATGGAAAATTAGACAAGAAATTTATCATCGAATAAACACTGAGTATTCTGATGATCTCAAAAAATTTAATATTGAACTAACTAATGATATTGTAGGCGATGCTATAAGATACTTCTATGACAGAAATATTGGGTGGGTTTATCCATCTAAGTCATATATGGTTGCTATATGTTATGCTCGATGGCTAGAACACTATTTTGGTGGCGATGTATATGACTATCTTAATGATCCGGAATTACTGCATGGAAACGACCCTTATTTTGTAGAATATAGTAAAGACCCTAAAACATATCACAAAATATTAGCAGTTGTTACATGGGAATTTAATGAAAATTCAGGATTAGTACCTGATGTGAAAGAATACTTTTTGAAGGAATTTTTAATTGATGAACCCGGGATTTAACGAACTGTGGCCTACGACAGTATACTTAGGTAAAATTGAAGATGAAACTTTGCTTTCCAGAGTATGCGATGCAATTTTTACTGAAGTTGATTTAACAAATCCGCCTAACGATTTTCACGAATATGATATACTTCGTGATGGATCTGAAGTATTCCAAGAATTTCGTGATAAGGTTGTATGGCCAGCATTTGAAAAATACTTGTTAAACTGGAACATTGATATAAATGATTTTGAAGAAAGACGAGTAAGAGCTTGGCTTACCGGCAGTTATACCGGATATGCCATGCCAGTTCATAATCATAGCGGATCTCCAATTAGCTCAGTATTTTACCTCATGAATGAAGAACAACAAGCTGGCGGAGAACTAGTATTAATGGATCCTCGTCATAATGCAAATAGAGGCTACCAAGAAGAATTTAAGTCCATGTTTGAAAATCAATGCTATACACCTAAATCTGGCGAATTTACCATGTTTCCTGGGTTCGTTTATCACCATACTTTGCCTTTTAAGGGAAAAATCCGATTGGCAATGCCCGTTGATCTATTTCTATAAATAGAATCATATAAATAACTTAACAATCCCTAACTTACGGAGAAATAAAAATGGCTCTTACATTATCATATTCAATTACAAGTCTTAAAGTAAAAGACGAAGTAAACAGCGAAGGCGTTACGCTTACAAACGCAGTATGCCAAACATATTGGAAAGTAGTTGGAACAGACTCTACTGGCGCAACTGGCGAATTTTCTGGCGCAACACCATTCAGTGCAGCAAGCGTTAACTTAGAATCTTTCGTAGATTTTGCAGATCTGCAAGAAGAAGATGTTATTTCTTGGGTCCAAGCTGTTGTTAATGGCGATCCAGGATATAAAGCACACATTGAAGGCAAAATCCAAGGTCAAATTGATGCAGATAAAGTACGCGAAACAGCAATGCCTTGGGCAACTGATGTAACACCAGTACCTCCAGTACCAACTCCTGGCGTTTAATAACAAAAGGAATCTGTCGTGAATTATAATTGGCGTATCGTAAAATTGGGTCTAAACGATCAGTTGAATCAAGATGGTGTACTTCTTGAGAATGCTGTCGTTCAGGTTCAATGGAAATTAATAGCTGAAGACACAGACGGAGTAAAAGCAAGTTATCTCGGTAACACTACTTTAGATGCAAGTTCTATTCCTGCAAATCAATTTGTACCGTTAAACGATGTAACTTCAGCTCAAGTTATTACTTGGTTGCAGGATGTCTTAGCCGGTGCTGAGCAAGACCGCATAAATAAACAGTTAGATGCAAAAATTGAAAGAAGCAAACTACGTACAATAAAACCTAATTGGTAATGTAGGCGATTTCTTTATTATATAATGGAGGTGACATGCACGATTTGCATATGGGTGGTTTAGCAACTTATGCTCTGAAAAGAGGTGGTTCAATACACCCAATTTTAGTACCAAAAGCAGTTTTGGGAAATGAAACTGGTATTATGAATCCGTCTATTTTTCTTAAAGACGGAAAGCTTCTTGTTAACGTTAGACACGTTAACTACATTCTTTATCATAGCGAGGGGAAAAAGTTTCCACACCAGTGGGGACCTCTCGTATACATACATCCCGAAAATGACGTAGCGTTAAAAACTCATAACGTGATGTGCGAGCTAGATAGTAATCTTAATTTAGCCTCAGCACAACGTGTTAATATGAAGTTAGACGTAGCACCAACTTGGAACTTTGTTGGTTTGGAAGATGCTCGTCTGTTTGAATGGGATAAAAAACTATATCTTTGCGGTGTTCGTCGTGATTGCTATGATGAAAAAGGCAAGGGTCGTATGGAACTTTGTCATATAGATTTTAAAGATGGTGAATGGCAAGAAATTTCAAGACATCCAATTCCGGCTCCGGGTGAAGACGCTAGTTATTGTGAAAAGAATTGGATGCCAGTTCTTGATATGCCTTATCACTTTGTTAAATGGTGTAACCCTACTCAATTAGTTAAATTTAACATTGAAGAAGGTACAACCATAGAAGTATTTGTTGAACAAAACGAAAGAAAACCGTTTAAGCGCGACTTCAGAGGTGGTTCACAAGTAATTCGTCTTAACGACAAACAAAGAATGGCTTTTGTTCATGAAACAAATCTTTTAAGAGATCCATTCGGTAGAAAAGATGGAGACTATTCTCATAGAGTTCTTGTATGGGATAACGATTGGAATTTGATTCATGTTTCACGCAACTTCCATTTTATGGGAACGTATTATGATCACGTAACAAATACAGATTACAACATTGAATTTGTAACTGGTATGACCATTCATAATAACAACGTTTTGATTTCGTTTGGTTTTCAAGATAACGCTTCGTTTATTCTTAAGATGCCAATACAAGTATTTTTAGAATTTTTAGCTGATAACGGATAATACGTATGAAATTTACAAATATGAAACTATTGAATGACGTTATTTTAGATTATTCTAACCCAGATAAAATCTATAAATTAGCTCGCGAATACGATAAATTAGAACAAGGTTCTGCTGCTTTCAGTTATTATCTTCGTGCAGCTGATATGTCGCCGGGTAAAACTATAAAAGAAAAATGGCTTCAATATAAGTGCATGATTCTTGGTTCTTTTATCTATGAACGTAATGGCGATAGAGATCATAGTGTAGAAGGCTTACTTAAAATTGCCATTGATACATTTCCAGAT